TATAGCACGTAAATAAAATGCTCCTCCTGGCCCCCAATGAACTCCTGGCGTTGCACCAGATAGTAGTGATACAGATCCTGAAGGTTTGACGGTAGTTACACGAATTGATTCACGAACACACAACCATTCAGAATATTTTTTATCATACCCTCGAATTTTATTATATCCAGAATCCATCCAGTCACGAAGTGCTGGCATCCCCTTTGTGTCGGCAAAAGATGCTATACCAGTTAAAGATGTTCCAATGCGACGATTACGTTGCATAATTCCATTTGTAATTTGCCAATGTGTTGGCATAAGAGTGACAGTCTTGCCATATAAATAAGCAAACTTTAATGTACGAAGAAAATCTTCTCTGTCATCATGACGATTTAGATGAACTTCTACTAACGTACATAATTCATAAGATTCTAATGGTTGCTCTGCGCATGGATTAAAACCCATTACGCGATAATCTTTATTATCTGGTGCATCCGCTAGTCTTCCATATTTACGGGCAACGTCTAGCCAAATAAATCCTGGCTCTCCATTGTCTGCAATTAAGTCAACGTAGTCTTCATAGTTTGTTCCAACTTCTGCAGCAATAGAGTTGTTAGACATCCATGCCCATCCTGGATTTTTTGGATCGTATGAGTTGCGTTCTGGAAAAACCTCTGCATTTTTTAAATTACTAAAATCTTTATCTTCAGGACTTCCTAAAGCGAGGGTAGCAGAACGACGAACATTACCAGAAACAACACATGTACCAATAAGGTTTACAATATCAACTATTGCACGAGAATCAAATTTATCTCCCGCTCTAGATCCTATTATTTTAGTAATACGGGCATGTAAATCAATTAATGGTGCTGGGCCACTGGCTACCCCGCCAAAACCCTTAATAGGGGCTCCTAAAGGCCTAATAAGGCTATATTCAAACTGCTGTATGGGTTGGTTTGGGCGTAAATATGAATTGATTAATAATCTTACGGACTCAACCCATCCTTCTCTAGTATCGGGAATTTCATATACTGAAGGTGGCTCTGTTGGATCACAAATTAACATTTCTTTTTCTTGTCCTAGTGTGTCAAAACCTACACCTATTCCCAACATTAATGCATCCATTACCCAAGCAAACAGGGCACCTGGATCGTTGCGATCGAGATCTCTGGTAGAAACCATAGCGCAATTTTGCAACGCTGAGGAATTACGTTTTTCCATAGTCATTGGTGTGCCAAAAGCCCACAAGCCACGGCCAGGAGGAGTCCATTTAAGATTAAACATTCTTTCGTAAGCCTCTTGTGCCGATTTTTGAGCCTTATAGTCGTTCCAAGGAAGACGGTTTTCTTTGGCATGATTTTTTTGTACTGAGTACATACCCTCGATTACACGCTTACAAACCTCATACCATCTTTCTTTAGTTCCATCTTCTTTCATACGAGAGTATGTTCGAATAAAGGTAATCTCTCCTAATGAGTTAGATGCAGCATCTTTAAAACCAAAGGGTGCTTCAATTTTTTGATAACTCTCTATAAAATCTGATGATAATTTAAAAGAAAAAAAGTCCGACATGTGTGTAATCTCCAATTGATTTAAGTAACTAATTGTATCAGAGTTTTAAAAATTAAATAACTCTATGTAAAGTTAAGGTATAGAGTTATTGAAATTTTGAAACTGCATTGTTATTTGGCTTGCACCTGCTACATACATTATACGTTATTTTTGTATAAGGGCAAAATATTTGTTCAGTTTTATGTCCAAGTATGGCACAAAGAATTTTTTTATAATGGAATAAACGGAGCACGAGTTCCAGTGTTTTCAATAAGAACGCTTAATGGAAGGATATTGTACGCAATTGTAATTCTATGAGTATCTTGATTCCACTCTCCTGGAGAGTGAGGAAAACCATTCTTAGCAACAATCAAAGTATTGTTTTTGTTTATTTGATCAAATATTTTATTATCTACATCTTTATAGTAAGTTATGGATGGCTCTGCATTTACGCAATAATACCCATGAAAAGTCATGGGATTCGGAAAATGATCATGATACCTTAAATTTTCTTTTGATACTCCAATGTCGGTTTTAACTGGATAATAGTTAAACCATCCATGAATCATATATTTTTGTTGATCAAAATCTATACCATAATAACTGCAATTTTCTTTTGTTAATTCTAAAACACCTTTTTTTAGATCAAAAATTTCTTCATTATAAAAATTAAAAATATTATAAGTCTCCCAATGATTTCCTGGATCATAAAATTTTGTATCTTTGTCACTATAATTATCTAATTTCATTTCTTCGTATTTATATTTTAAATATTTATTTAAGTTGTCTAAATTTAAAGATAGACTTTTTGTAAAAATTTTAAGACTATTATTTTCCATTTATAACACATTCCATATGTTTGGATCGACATAGGCTAATTGTTTTGCTGGCGTAATGTCGTAAGCAATAGTTATCCTTGGTTTTTCTTCAAACCAATCATCTCTCCCGTGAGGATGTCCTGTTTCTGAAATAATTGCTCTATTATTTTTATTAATATTTTCAAATATATTATTTTCATCTCTATCTATTTTATAAAAAGTTGATGAAGGTTCTGCGTTTACGCAGTAATATCCATGAAACCATGGCACTCCTTGCCCATCTGAATGATCATGAAAATGGCTTGGATTTTGTTTTGGATTTACTCCTCCAAACGCATAAAATTTATCTACTGGAGATTCATCTAAATTAAACCATCCATGAATAAAATATTGTTCTTTTTCAAAGTTAATTTCATAATATTCGCATGCAGTCTTTGTCAATTCTCTTAACGCTAACTGTAAATTATAAATTTCTGGATTAACAAAAGAAAAAATATTATAGTCTTTTACGCCTATCCTAGTCATGGCCCCTGGCAAAATTTTGAATTCTGCTAACTTTTCTTCTTTTAAATTTAAAACATTTTCTTTTAAAATTTTACTGTCCATCGTTATTAAAAAATCATAAAGTTTTTGCAAGTCATTTTCTAAAAAAACATCAAAAAACTTATGTGGTTTTTTCATGCTAGTGGAATCCAATGTTGCTCCCACTCGTGCATTATTCCTCTAAATGGAATTACGTCGTAAGCAATTGTAATTCTTGGTCCATTCCAATCCCAATCACCCATAGCGTGTGGATGTCCTGTTTCAGATAAAATAGCACGATTGTTTTTATTTTCAATTGTTTCGTTTTTGTCAAATACTTTGTAGTGTGTTGATGAGGGTTCTGCGTTTACAGAGTAATAACCGTGAAACCATGGAGCGCCTTCTCCGCCGTGCTCATGCCAATCTAACTTTCCACCATGAGTATAGTTTACATTAAACCATCCTTGAACCCAAAAATTTTCTTTTTCAAAATCAATTTTATAGTATTCACACGCTTCAATAGTCATAGACCTAACTGACTTAAAAAGATTATGAATTGCTGGATGATAAAATTGAAAAACGTTGTATTTATTCCATTTAGAAGTAGTTATGCTACCTGATGAGTCCCAGGCGGTTTTTTGATCATCGTCATTTTTTAATATTTGTCCAGATTCTATTCTTTCATATTGTTGCAGAAGGTAAGAAGATAGATCTTGAGTGTCGTTATTTAAATTTCTTTCAAAAAAACTATGAGGTATGCTACTTTTGCTTGTATTTTGAACGTTATTATTTTCGTACATAACTTCCCTTCTTAAATAGTAATGTAAACTATTGTATCACAAAGAATTATTTTAATAAAAAATAATATATTATATTTTTATCTAAATGGTGGGGAGAAACCAAATGGTGTGAATCCGAATGCTCCGAATGGAGTGAATCCAAAGGCTCCAAATGGGGTGAATCCAAATGCTCCAAATGGTGCAAAACTAAAAGTAGTTGTTACGCTTGAAGATGCTGCAGATGTTAGAGAGTTTCCGTTGGCGTTTGTAGCATAAACAGTATAAGTTTGTGCTGTTCCTGCTTCTTGACCCACAGTAACAGATGTTCCTGCCTCTGATCCTGTCTTGCCATCGCTAGATGCCCAAGTATAACCAGTTATTGCAGAACCTCCATCTGCTGGTGCTGACCAAGAAACAACATCTTGGTTAGCATTTGGAGATGAAGCACTTGGTGCTGCGGGTGTTGCTGGTACAGTTGTTGCAGTAATAGATGCAGATGCTGATGATGCCAATGAATTTCCGCTTGCATTTGTTGCTACGACCCGAAATGTATAAGCCGTGTTTGATTGCAAACCAGTTACAGATAGTGGAGAAGATGCTCCTGATGCAGTATATGATCCAGGAGTGGATGTTACTGTATAAGAAGTAGCAGCAGGTGAGTTTGCTGGTAAAGAAAATGTTACATCAGCCCGTCCATTATTAAATGCCCGTCCAGTTCCAACGTTTGTTGCGCTTACTGACGTTGGTGCTAATGGCTCCAAAAAGTCATTTGACGCTTGGGACTTTCTACCTGATTTCTTACCTGCTGCCATAATAGTCTCCTAATTTATTGTTAAATTTGTACTACGCTGTTAAATCGCCGAACACTACCCAAGAGTTTTCTGCTCTCTTGAATAAGGTTGCAGAAGACCACCGTGTACGTAATTTAAAGCCTGGTGTTGCGTTAACGGTAACTCCGCCAGCGCCTGCAATTGTTACTTGTCCTGTATTAGTTTGCAAAATATCCAGAGTGGTTCCGACTGGGAAAGCAACTGATGAGTTTGTTGGAATTGTAATAGTTGTTGCTGATTCTGAACTTACTTCAATTAAAGAATCTCTTTCAGATGTTGCTGTAAGTTCGTATGAAGCAGTCTTAGAAATAATTGGTGTCCGTGAAGGAACGCCTTCCTTAGTCTGAGTTCCGTCTGTATAAGCAATACCATTTGCTGCAACAGTTACAAGACCTGTAAATGTAGGTGAAGAAAGTGGTGCCTTTAATGCAATTGCATTTGCAGTTGTTGCTGCGAAGTTTGCGTCATCACCAAGTGCTGCAGCAAGTTCATCAAGAGTGTTTAGAAGTTCTGGGGCTGATGTTGTTAATATAGCAATTTCTTGCTGCACAAATGCTGTAGTAGCAATCTGTGTTGTATTAGTTGCTGTATTTGCAGTAGGTGCTGTTGGAGTACCAGTAAGTGCTGCTGAAGCCAACGGAGCATATGTACTTGATGCATCTGCTGAAGCAAGTTTTGCTGAAAGATCAGATGTAAGGTTTGCAACCTTTGATTGATCAATTGCTGCTTCTGAATTAATATCAGAGTTTACAATTGTATTGGCAGCAATCTTTGCAGATGTTACTGCGCTGTCTAGAATCTTTGCAGATGTTACTGCATCGTCTGCAATCTTTCCAGTTGTTACTGCGCTAGAAGCAATTTTTCCTTCAGTTACAGATGCGTCTGTTGGAGTTCTTGAATCAGTTAATCTTGCATCATTTGTATAAACTAATGCTGCGGTGTTTGAAATTCCGTGAGCACTTAGAGTTAAATTGGCGTGAGTTGTTAAATTGTTTGAAAGTGTTGACAACTCGCTAGTTGTATTTGCTTGACCTGTAGCAACGGTGTTGGCTAATGTATTGGCTACAGTTCTTATGTCAACATCTGCTGTTTCTAAAGCACCTAAACGAGTATTTACGTTAGAAAAAGTATTTGTTACATATGCTGAATAACTCGCATCGTCTCCAATTGCTGCGGCTAATTCATTTAATGTGTTTAATGTTCCTGGAGCGCCATCTATAAGATTTGATACTGCTGTATCAACTAATCCCTGAACTTCTGATGAGTCAAAAACTATAGATGCATCTACGAAGTATGCTAGGCTGGTCCAAGCAGTTGAGCCATTTCCTAATTTAAATTTATTTGTGTCGGTTTCAAAACCAATTTCACCTGCTGCTAGTGTTGGGTTTGCTGCAGTCCATTGTGCTGCAGTTCCTCTGCGCTGTTGCATTCTTGTTGCCATTTATTTCTCCTCTTGGGGTTGGTATAATTATAACAGATTTATTTTAATTAAAATTATCTGTTGCACTTCCGCCATCATAAGTTAACGTCCAAGATGATGTTGATGGGCTGCCTGCATCTTGTGGTGTACCTTGTGGAGCATTATAAAATCCACTAGATACAAATTGGCTTACTATGAATCCAGTTCCATCAATTGATGTATCATGAATATGATCTGGAAGTGTTTGTGTATCATCAATAGATGCTTGGGTTATCCAAGATCCGTTGTAGTATACATTAACTCTAGAGGTTAAGGAATCAAACCACATATCTCCATTGCTTGGAGATGCTGGTGCGGTATTTCCTACGGTCATTCCTGATGCTAAAGCATCAACATAATCTTTTGTTGTAGCGTGTGATCCTAAAGTAGGAGTGGCAACTGTTACCGTACCGCCAAAAGTGGCGCCATTTGTAACGGCAAGACCATTTTTTATTTTAAAGTCTTTATTGACAGTTGCCATTTATTTCTCCCTTTTAATTGTTTTTGTTTTTATTAGACAAGCACTGTTCCAACAACTGAGATAACTGATGTGTTATTTGCTGTTGTAACTAGAACTCGAACATCGTTACCAGAAACATCTGCTGTGACTGTTCCTAAGGCACCATTTGTTCCTACGATTGCGTACTCAGTAATTGCTACGTTATCTGCTGTATCAAGTGTTAGAATCAACTTTGAAACCTCTGTATGAGATCCATTAGCAATCTTAACCAAGAATTCACCAGATCGGTAAGCAGACTTAGCCCATGAATAAACTACGTTTGCTGCGCTTGCTGTAGCAATGCTTGCAGTTGCTGCAACATTCTTAGCAAGTGTGTTTAATGCAACCGCTGTAAAGTTCGGAGTTACTGCTTCAAGAGCAGATACTGCACGAGCATTTGAGAAGTATAGATTTGAAGAACCTTCTGTTAGGTCATCAGTATCAGAATCTGCTACACCGTTTTCTGCGGAAATAGTAAGTCCTGCACCTGTACCTGAAATTGTAATGTTTGTAAGAGTTGCACCAGTTAAAAGATCTGCTGTTGCAGCCTTAGCACGTGCATTTGAGAAGTAAAGGTTTGTACCTTCAGATACATCGTCTGTGTCAAGGCTAGTTACAGAAATTGTATTTCCTGTAATATCAATGTTTGACCCTGCAGTTAAAGTGTTTTGCTTTAATGCAACTGAGTTAGTAAGTGTTGTTGCAAAGTTAGCATCGTCACCAATCGCTGCTGCCAACTCATTAAGAGTATCAAGCAATGCTGGGGCTGAATCTACAAGTGATGCTATAGCATTATCTGTATATTGTCCTGCATATGTAATAGCATTTGTATATGCTGTGTTTGCTGCTGATGCTGCGGTACCTGCTGCATCGTATGATGCTGCTGTTGCTGCTTGGGCACGAGCATTTGAAAAGTAAAGATTTGTGGTTCCTTCTGCAAGATCGTTGGTATCAAAGTTAGAAATATCTGATACTGTACCTGTGACGTCACCAATTAAGTCTGCTGTAATTACGTTTGCAGCAAAGTTTTTGTTTGCATCACGAAGAACAATAGCGTTTGCTACTGAACTTGAATTTGCTACTCCGCCAACTAAACCTTGAATGTAGGTTTGGTCTCCTGCTGATTTTGTTAAAATATCAAAATTGTTTACTGTTGCGGTTGCACCTTCAACAATTAAACCATTTTTTACTTTAAAGTTTTTTACTACGGTTGCCATTTTTTATCTCCTTGTTAGGCCTTTAATCCTATACGTGCATAACGTACAGTGATTGGGGTTATTCCTTCAACAGGGGTTACAGTAATTGATACTGTAGTTCCTGCTTTAGAGACGCTAACGGTTCCAATATTCCCATTTGTGTCAATAGTTCCATATTCGCTGACATTTACATCTGTACCGTCAACTAATATTGTCATCTCTGTGGCGAAGTATTTGTTATCACCAGCAGAAGTCTTTGCGATGGAGATGATATATTTAACCATTCTCCATTCAGTGGAAAGAAAACTGTCAATTACTGTAGCGCTTTCAATTCCATAAATTGTTGAATCATTATTACCTGCAGATCCAATCGAAGTGGCTTGAGAAGCCGTTGTGTCAATAAGTTTCTCGTAATCAGTCTGTGTGGGACGATCACCAGTTTGAAATAATCCTTTTAAAGTTCCGATAGTTATGATTGCCATGGCTTTATTATAACATTAATTTATTACAGTTTTTCAATCCAAACTTGATAGCCTTTTTGTAAAATTTTTATTCTTAGTTCATTGTTTTTTAAAAATTTATCAATACCGTTCAAAGGTTTTAAATCAACGTTCTTGCTTGGGTGTTCCCATAAATAATCATCAAATGCTAAGATACCACCAGATTTTAAAAGCGGGAATGCTAAAACTGCATCACTATAAACCCCTTCTGCTGAATGGTCTCCATCAATATATATAAAGTCAAATTCTTCGTCACAATTAGACAGGTAGTCTTTGCTATCTTTTTTAACTTTTTTAGCATTAGAAAATTGATTAATTTTTTCATCATAGATTGACTCAATTTCGTTCCAGTCAAATTCTTGATGAATCTTTTCTTTTGAACCTTTCCACGTATCTATGTCTGTAAGGCTTGATGTTTTTTCTGTTAATATATTTTTTAGTAGCCATTCAGAGCCATGGCCAAGGTATACCCCAATTTGTAAAAAATTAACATTTGGAAGGTTTTTATATTTGTTTAGAAATTTTTCAAATGTTGGAATGTTGTTGTGAAACCAATTAGGATATTGCATATTGTTCCCAATAAGATATCACATCTTTTCTTGATTTGTAATGTATCCCCTCTGGATTTTCTTTATCTTCTTTAGTATTATTAGGAGCAGTAATTGATGTTTCAAAATCTACAGAATAGGTAAACAATGGTTTTGAATAACACTTTGCGTCTGCATAAATAATAAAATCTGCTAAGGCTGTATAATTTTTAGGTAACACATATTTATCATCAACAAAGTATTTATCGATTAACTGTTTTGCTCTTTGCCTTGTAATCAAATAACATGCTGCTGACCAATCTCTGTGTTCTTTAATGTGCAAAGAAGTATTAACATTGAAATTATGAATTATACAAAATTGTAATATATCGTATTTCTTTTTTATTGAATCCACAAAATCTTTAAATGTAAAATTCCAATACTTTACAGTTTCAAAACTTAAATCATCTTCAATTATAATTGCATACTCAGAGTCAGAAGTATCAAACCATTCTTTTATTGTATTTAAATGTGAAACTGTTGCTCCTAACTCTGAATTAGATAAAGACAAAGAATCTCTTTCAAATACTAAATTTGACCAGTCTGCGGTTTCTCCATGGGTAGCCTCTATAATTTTATAATTTAAAAGATTGTTTTCTTTTAATTGCCCCTCTATATAATTTAATCTATCTGTTCTTGATTTTAAATTAATAACGTATATTGGGCCGAAGCCATCTAATTTATTTAAACCAGTATGTTCCAACATGCTCCACCTTTACATAAGGGGCAAGATAAACTTTGCCACCGTTTTCTTTCCAAAGTTTACAGAAATAATAATCTTCAGATAAAAGCCTTTCGTTGTCCTCATCTATAATTGCTTGCCAAAAATCATAAATAGGATCTCCAAATTTAATGTTTCCTATTTGAGTTTGATCACAGCGATATTGTTTAACATTTTTTTTAATTGTTTCAAAAACATTTCTAGAAATTAACATTAAGCCAGTTCCTATATAATCAACCTCTACTAAAAGGTTTGGGTTTTCTTTTAATTTTACCTTTTGATCTGGGCTTATGTTTACGTTATAAATTGCTGTGTGTTTTTCTAAATCTGGTTGGTCGTTTTTTGCTGCTGTTCTAACTCTCTCCCAATTAATTCCTTTCATTGGGACGGGGGCTGCAACCAAATCTACTCCCTCATTAATCATTTTTAAAACACCTAAAGAATCAAAACCTTCATCCGCATCAATAAACAACAAGTAATCACCGTTTGTTCTTAAAAAAGTTTCTGTTAATACGTTTCTGGCTCTTGTAATTAAAGACTCATTTGCAATGTCTATAAAGTTTGCTGAATGCCCAGCGTCTGACAAGGTTTTTATTAACACTAACATACTTTTCATGTATACCCCAGTACACATTCCACCATACATCGGGGTTGCAATTGTAATATGTGCCATACACTTCCTATCTATAATATGTAGTTACTGTATCCGATTACTTGCAGTGGAATTGGAGGTGGGTTCCCTGCCCCAAATCCTTCAACGCCAATGCTTGTAAAACGAACTCTAAAAGGTAATACTTCATTTATTAAAACAATGCTTGGATAATTTGCTAACTTTATTTTTTTTGTTTTTACAGGTGTTTTGTTTTTTAATACTGCAGTGGACATTAGTCTGTGACATCCTCAAGGACAACTAAACTTCCTTGAGCGACAGTCCAAACTTGAACATTTCCTGCAGAAGACAACTGTATATCAAAAATATCTCCAGTTCTCAAGGATACTGATTCTGCTGCCGTTAAGGAAACAGTAAACTCACCTGGCAAGTCATCTGCATCACGAATTGGTGTTAATGCCATAATTGTTACAGCATCATCTGTAATTTTTCCTAAATTTGCAGAAAGGTTTGGGCGTTTGATCTTCATTGCAATCGTCCAATCTGCAATAGTTAATGGATTTTTTGCATCATCAGTGACATAAACTTTAAATGCTGAGGTGTCTCCCTTTACAAAAGTCCAAACCACTGTTGGTGGTTTTTCTCCAACATCATATTCTTTAGTTCTGCTTCTTGTTGTTGCCATGATTTAATTATAACACTTAAAGTCCGTTTTTAACAGCACCCCAGGTGGCATTTCCTCCTTTGATTGGCGAAACTAATATTTTTCCACTTGTTGCATGTGCATATGCAACTACAGCAATGACGGAAGACCCAGATGATGGCTTAGTAGTAGTTAACCCACCAGATGCACCTACGTAAAGTTTATCTCCCTCATCATATGCGGACGTATTAACATCTTCTAATAATCCAACAGTAACTACGATTCCATCGTTTGCATTTTGCATTGTAGCCTTGGCCAAACCAATGCATGGGAAGGTGCTAATATTACTTGCTTGAGATTTTGCAATAGTAGTCCTACTGTTTGCATATCCTGTTATATATACGGGAGTTCCTTTTGTTATTTCTGCCCCGCTAACATTTCTTACGTCTAAAGATAGGTATGGAACCTGCAGCGCAGTTAATAAATCATTAACTTTTTCTGCCAGTTCCTGCATATCAGAGTGAACATTAACAGGATCATCTGATAAGGGATATGGTATTTCTTGGGGATTAGTTAAACCGGTAGCCATGATTTTACATTATACCATTAAAAATATACCTACTTGACTTTTGATTGCTTCTTTTGCTATAATTAATGTATTGACACCGAAAGGTGTCAATTTGTTTCTAGGAGGTATTACCTTGAAAGAAAATATAGCAGTTTTTTGTTTGGCGGTTTTATTAGTAGTTTCTACTGTTTTTAATGCTAGCAATGCTCAAGCAATAAAACATCAAGAAATGATAAAAAATATATCTATACCCAAGTTATTAAAAAAATCGGATCATATGAAAGTTCTTGAAAAATATAGCGAGGCTGAATCTTTAAATCAAAAACAGTGTAAGGAGTTGCTATCTGCAATTGGGTTTGAGGGCAAGGCGTTAAAAATGGCTTGGACTGTAGCGCAAAAAGAGTCAAATTGTAGACCAAAGGCCATAAACAACAATACAAAAACTGGAGATCACTCCTTTGGCATATTTCAAATCAATATGATTGGTGATCTTGGAGAGGCAAGGCTAGAAAAGTTTAATTTAGAGTTTAAGAAAGAACTTTTAGATCCTGTAACTAATGCGAGAATTGCTTATCATATGAGTAAACAAGGCAAGGATTGGTCATCCTGGACATATTTAGACGGGGAAAGATTTAAAGAGTTGTGGTTAGAGTTTCCTGATTCTAAAAGTAAGTAACTGCAACATACTTAGTTCCAGAGGTTACTGGTAAGTGTTTATGTTTATATTCTTCAGTAGAAGGATAAATTAACACTCCCCCTTTAGTAATTTTAGTTGTATCATTACCTACTCTGTTTTCAAATTGAACCTCTCCCCCCACATAATTATCATTTAAAAAAACAATAACTGTATAATTATTTTGTATTTCATTTCTGCTCATGTCAGAGTAAAAATTATCGCTATTTAAGTTTTCACAAATAGACCATTTTTTTATTTCTGTAATCTCTAATTCAAATCTATGCATATAGTCAACAATGAATGGCAAAATATTTTCGTTTAATAAATTTCTTAATTTACCTTTTTCTTTTCCTCCATTATCAAAAATATTATTATTGGATTTACGCCACCAATCAAATAAATTGTCAAAGTTAGGTAAATAAAAAATTTTATTGTTTAAAGTTAAATCAGTGTCTTGATTATTTTTGTTGGAAGACAACTCCCAAACATTTCTATTTATTGTTTTGTTACACAGATTTTCTATCAACGATACGTAATCTGTTTCCTTGTTTTCATAATACAAAACAATTTTATCGTCTAATGCTGTTATGTTATTTACCAAGAAGAATCGCCTCCAGCAAATAAAATAAAGTTTTCTGTAAAATAAAAATGTCCGCCCACGATATTTATTGAAACCGAATCACTTTCTAACAACTCTTCTGTACTATCAAAATCTTGATAATCAAATATTGTGAAATCTTCCAAATCAAGTGTTGAAAAATCTTTTTTTAATTTTACAATTTTTATATTAGTTAAACCTTTAATATGTGGAACAGTCCAAGATTTATAAAAATCTAAAATTGGAGGATTCTCTTTTGAAAAAACTCGTTCTTCTGACATTGCTGTTGCAATGTATTGCCCATGATGAACAAATTGATTTCCCATTTTTACAAATTTTCCTCTAGATTCTTTGTCTAGATAAACTGAGTATACAGTTGCTTCGCTTAATTGAAAATTGTCTACTTGTTTGTTTTCTTTAATATATTTTTCATAAAAATCTATAGAGTCTTTTATGTCTTCATCTAAAATTTTTAAAGAAAGAACTTTATCTCCAACTTTTAAATCTTCAGCGTTCACTAAAGTTTTATTAGATAAATAAATTTTTTCACTAAGTGGAATTGCTCCTAAAAACATTTTTATATCCTATCTAAATGGTGGAGAAAAAATAAATACTGGGGCAAATGAAAATACAGGAGTAAATCCAAATGGGGTAAATCCAAACGCTCCAAATGGGGTAAATGAAAAAACATTGTTTACTAAGTTTACAGTAGTCCCTAAGGCTGCTGAATCTCCTGCTGCAATGCTTTGAGTTTTGATAATATTATTTAGTGCGTTATCTGTTGTATTTTCGTTTGTTGTTACAAAGTTAAATCCTGCATTTGATAGATTTGATTCTGCCGTTGACTTTGACAAACCAACTACATTTGGAATTGTGTTCCTTCTAAATATTTTATTTCCACGTCCAGGGTTTTTTGCCATTATGCAGTCAAATCTCCCATTGCTAACCAAGTGTTTGTATCACGCTTGATTAATGTTGCACTAGACCATTGTGTTCTTAATTTTAATCCAGGAGTTGAATTTACAGTGACTCCCCCTGCTCCAACTAAAGTTACTTGAGAAGAACCAGTCTGAAGTATATCTATAGCGGTTCCAATTGGAAAGGCCACTGAACTGTTTAGTGGAATAGTTAAATTTCCACCAGAAGACATTTCAATCATTTTAAAAGAGTCTGAAATAGTTAATGTATAAGAAGATGATTGCTGATTAAATGTATATACTGGATCTGTTATAGACTGCCAAACGGATCCATCAAAAAATTGAAAATCGTTAATTGTGTTTCCGACAGAGTCTTGCTTTATAAAAATTAAAGTTCCATATACTGGAGATGGAATTGCAGTTGTAACTGCAGATGGATTTAAAAATATATTAAAGTTTTTAGATATAGTCGTAGATGATAAAGTAACTGGATTATCAAATGTTTGTGCTGCTGTCCAAGTGTATGCTGAAGCGGTATTTACATCTCCCGCAATTCTATACCATTGATTAGTTCCCTCATCATAAACATATGCTGGTCTTGCAGTAGAATTAATGGCTGCCATTAGTTCACCCTAATAAATGCGCTAGTGTTAGAATCATATACATACATTTCTAGAGGAGATGTTGTTTTCTTAACCCAAATTAATCCATCTACAAGGTTTGCTGTTGGTGTTGCATTTTGATAAATAGATGTTGCCGATGCTGGATAACCACTTGCTAGAGCATTTGACTGTACCCATAAAAATCCGTCTACAGGAGATGTTGGCTCTGCGTCTTGAACCTCTGCTGCTGCTGCTGGGTTTAATAAATTATCATCAATTTGTGTTTGTAAATCATGAAGAGAATATGCTAAAGATGGATTTGTTAATAAGGATGTATTTGTATTGTTAACATCGTATGATTCAGATCCGTAATGATATAGCCTTAATGCTGCCTGAATGTCTGCAGAATCATCATAACCAGGAATTTTGGTTGGATATACGTTACCAATATTTTCAGAAGCCATTATTCACCACCTTTGCTCATTATATCACGACTCCTCAGTTTGTAACTGAGTAATAGTAATTGAAAGATGAACAGTTACGGTGCCAGATAAATTGCTCCAAGTTCCTGAGTCTAATTCCGCAGCCTTTAAAGAAATTGAAAGTGTATCACTACTGGCTCCAGTAATAGACACCGCAGTTATAGATGCGGAAACTGGATTTTGGTAACCAATAGAAAAGTTTATTAAAAAATTTTCTTCAGTAAGAATTGATTGGCTATTTTGAACTATATCTGCAATTGGAATTAAAATTGTAGATGTTCCACTTACAAAAGTTTTTTCAATAAGTCTAGAATAAATTGTTGGATTTAAATTTAAGACTGGTACCCAAGTGTTAGACCCTGGAGCAGATATGTATTGATACATATACGAGTATTCAGAACCAATAGCGTTATTAATGTACAAATCACCAGCAATTATTTCTTGATTAAAAATTTTTTCTTGGACTGTAAATGCATTTGGTTCACCCGTGCCAACAAAAACTTTATTTCCACGAATTCCTGTTGCTCCAACATCTAGTTGAACATTTACAACTGGAGGAGAACCTAAAACAGTTAAATCTTCTGTGTTTACTAAAACATCTACCGCCATTAAACTGCTCCGGTTACATCATCTGTTACGGTAATAGTTCCAGTTATAATAGTAATTACATTTGTGGCACTAGAACTGATTTGAACGTCATACACATATGTTCCTGCTGCTAAAGTTCTACCAACCAATGGTAAAATTGTGCAAACTATAGTGTCGTTAGTTGTATTAATAATTGCCTGTGCTGTAGTTTTTACTCCAGTAGTTCCTCGTGCTGTAGCAATTGTATAAGCAGCGTTTCCAAGATAAGAATCTAAACTAAATACTGTTCCGTCAGAATTTTTAGGGGATACAACAAACTCATGAGTATCTCCACGATAATAATTAAAATTATAAGTACCTGGAAATGCCATAATTCTCCTTTTGATTTAATCCTTTGGGTGCGGGAATCGAACCAGCGTTCTCCGCTTCGGAGGCGGGAGTCCGACCATTAGACGAACCCAAAACTATTATTATTATACCATTAAGAAACAGAAACTGTGATGCTTTTTAAAACTAATTCAGCAGGAAAATCTGTTCTAATTTGTGGTTTGGCGTAAGATTTAAAATCTTGATCTTCTAAATAAAATGTTTGACTAATAGAAAAATTATATACGTTTTGATATTTTAGAGTTCCAACAAAATTAGAATGCCCGACATTGTTCTTTGTAAATAATGTCCTAATCCAAATATCCGTGTTGCTAGACTGGGTGGATATCTCTACTTCATATAGTACATCAATTTTAGACCCCACCTTTAAACTTAGAAAATTTAAAGCCCTTATATCATTTCCCCACAAAGCACCGCTGTCTTTTGGCAAAAAGTTATTTATATCGTTTTTGCTATTAAGATATAAAGAAACCCATCCACTATCTCCCTCTGTAATACCAAGAATAAAGGTTTGGCTATCGCTATTATAATATTTACCCCATCCAGGTGTTTGTCCAGAAGCAGATACACCATCTATTCCTGGTTTTCCACGATCCCCTCTTGCCCCATTTACTCCAGGGTCTCCTTTTGGTCCTTGTTCTCCAGCATCACCTTTTTCACCTTTTGGTCCTTGAGGTCCTTGAGGTCCTGGCGTTGGTATGTGTATGGCTTGAACAATTTGTGGTTCAGGGCTGCTGTTTTGTGCTTGAATTACTTGCTCAATATATTTATCTTTGGTGTTAAACGGAGTTGATACATTTTTACTTACAGCCACGGCACACTCCTATTTTTTTATTTTTATTGTCTTTGTTGTTCCAGAAGCAATTATTCTAATAACATCTGGTAAATTTGTTTTTACGTTGCTAACTTTAATAACTGCCATTATAAACCTGGACTCACATCACCAAAAACAGATATGGTTCCAAGAATAGGAGTCCAAACTGTTTCATCTATATTAACTTGTAAATCAAAAGATAATTCAGCAACTACTCCACCATATGTGGTTCCCCAAAAGGATGTGGTTTCGGCGGGAGCAGTAATTACAATATATCCATCAAAAGCCTCTACCTCTAACTCATCTATAATATCTGTTTTACGATCATATGCGCTGGCAACAAACTCCCAGTCGTCAATATCTAAATATGTGGTTTCGTCATCATTTAAAAAATCAACCCTTACTGTGGAGGTATCCCCGCGGACCACGCTCCATCGTATAGTAACGGGGTCAGCCCCAAAAATCTCAGGTTCACAGGAAGACATAACAAGATTATACCATTAAATCTATAAAATGCCACCGTAGACTTTAATGTACCCAAAGGACAAAACAATGATTATATTAAGATTGAAAAATATAACAATTTCATAAAGTTTTTAAAATTTGTTTCAATATTTGAGATTGATCCCCACGATTTAAGTTTTATAGTGTATACTTAAAAATATATAAGAAAAAAAGAATACCTTTAAACCTTTAATATATTATATATATAGACTATTTTTTATTTGATATGTAATCTAACAATATTTCATACATCTTATCTAATTTAACTTCTATTTTTTTATTGTCGAAGTCCACTTCATTAATCTGAATTTCTAGTTTTGATATTTGGTCCTTTATCGATGTTCCAGAATTTGGCTTAAGTTCGTTTAAATAATGTTTTACTAACCACTTGATTGTAAGAACAATTCCTGATACAATTGTGAATACAGAAATTATAAGTGCTGTTGTGGTAGATGCTAATTCCATAATAGATTAATTATAACATTTGTTTAAGGGAGAAATTAAAAATTAACAGCGCTATATTGGAAACATTACAGAAGTCTCAAAAAATTATTATCTCGCCAGATATTGATGGTTTTATGTCGGCGGAGTTGTTGAATCGCAAATATGGTTCAAAAGTTGTCGGGACTTATGATAAAAACCTATTATGTCTTTCTGACGATGTAAAGCCGGAAGAATGTCTTTTTGTCGATTGTGACATGAATACAAAACAATTCGTTTCGGTCGGAAATCATATGAGAGTTCAAAATGACAACATGGCTGATTCGTCGTTTAATCCAAATCGATTTTGGAATACAAAAACATATACTGCCAAATTTCCATTTGCAACTTGTTTTTTAATTTCGGCGGCAATAGAGATTGATCTTGATCTGTATGACCTCAAACGCATGGCTCATGCTGACTCAACACTAACTAATATGAATCATTACAGCAACAACATGCGTAACTGGTCAAAGAGGCTCAGAGATGTAGATGTAAAACCAATTATCGAACAAACCTTAGATATTTCAGATATAAGAGAAAAGTACCCGAACCAATCATTTTCATCAAAAAGGTTTGGTAAGCAAAGGTATTTAGATACACTAAATAAGGCCCTAGAAAGCGAGGGGATGAACTATTCACCAATCAACAATGGTATAAAGTACATGTGTGATATGGTTGGATTAAACACCCTTACAAGGTATATGTGCGATATAATATCTTATGCTGAGATATATTCAGGCGAGTATAGTGTTACGTATAACCAGGAGATAGAATGGAAATAATGGTAGTAGGTTTTATTATGTTTATTGTTTCCCTTATGGCTGTTATTAAGAAATATGTCCGATGATGTTAAGCCTTGGGATTTGTTTAATCCTAATCAGCCAAAAAGCACAGAAGATCTAGTTAAGTCCCGCTTAGAAATTTGTAAGTCTTGTGAGTATTTTAGACCTAAGACAGAAACTTGTCGTAAGTGTGGATGTTTTATGAAATTAAAAACAACTTTAGTAAATGCTAAGTGCCCTATTGGTAAATGGTAAAATAATGATACAATGGTTTAATGAGCGTTAAAAGAATAGAGCCTTTTCAAATAGATAATTTTTTTACAGAAGATCAAATAGATCTTGTCTACAGCGTTATTGACGCAAAGATGGAAAAAGGTCATAAAGAAAAAGGTGATAAGTACGATGATTTTTTTAAGTTTCAAGGTAATGGTTTTATTACAAGCAATAAAGATTGGCCAAGAGAACTTATTGACATTATTAAAAATAAAGCAGAAGAGTTAGGACAGGGAAATGTCCCATATGAAAATGTAGTTTTAATTTATGCAAGATACACACATGACAGTGGTGGAGCGCCAAACTTGTGTCCACATGCAGATGTTGTTACAAATAAAACCTTATATACCTGCACAGTTAGACTGAGATCTCTTAAGCAATGGGATTTTTATGTTAAAGATGAAAAGTTTGACATGGGCACATATGGTTCGGCTGTTTGGTTTACTGGAAATCAAGATGTCCACTGGAGACCAGATTTAGAGTTTGGTCCAGGAGATTATTATGATATTTTATTGTGTCAGGCTTGGTCAGATGATGATAATGATTTATACCCAGAAGATCATAAAGGTAAAATGATTTCTCAACAAAAAGAATATTCCGAAAAATACAAAGATATGCTTAAGATTGGGCTTAGCATGCAAAAGCCAGATCAAACAGATTGCGTAGGAATGAGTAACGGCCAAACTTCTGAAGAGGCTTATGAAATGGCTAAGAAGCCTTATTAAAAATTTTTAATATTGAAGATTAACGTTAATTACACATCTTAAATTGGTTTTAGTTGGCGCAGATACAGCGTGAAAATGTTTTCCATCCATAAGAATTGCTGCTCCTCTTTTAGGGGTTATTTTTTTCATTAATGTTAGGTCTTTATATTCAAATTTTTTAGATAACTCTGCTTTTTCGTTAAAAACAAAAGTATCTCCATCTGAGTCGTTAACGTAGTATAAAAAAACATAATGATCATTCATATCATCTACATGCGGATACATATGGCTATTATAGTCTGATCTTAGAGTCATATTAAATTTCATTCTTATTACCTTAGAGTATTCAATTTTATGTTTTTTACAAAACTTATCTATTAAGGACATAAATATTGGACTTACTTTATGACTATATCCCATGCCTTCAGTATTTCCTATTTGCAAACAAGAAAAATATGCGACATCTTTGACTGGAAAATCAACCATAGAGTTTCCCTCTTCAAATTTATATTCGTATCCAGGATCTGATTGAGTTCCAGGAAAATATGTCCAAGACTTTTCAGGGCTAAAATAATTTTTATCTATTTCTATTATTTCTTCTTCTGTTAAAAAGTTATCGTCATATATAAACATTATCTAAATTTTTCATTTATAAAAAAAACAATTAACGTTATCCCCGCTGCGATTGCAAGAATTAACAACATCCTGTCTGAGTGATCGTAAGATCCATAATGAGTTAGGCTATTCATCATTCCTCATATGATCTTTTTCAGATTTGCAAGAACAACTTTCACAGCAAAACTCTTGAAAAACCTTCAATGCCAAACCATCATTTATAACAGCCTCGCCATCTTGTAGTCTTGCTATGCTGCCATTTGTTTCATAGCCTTTAGGTGTTTGCCTTGACCAAGATTCTGGATATTCAGATCCCATGTTCCTCCATGTATTTTAATCGTTCTTCAAGATGCGGATCTTTAAGTATTTCTTTAATTTCATTTATATTTTTTTGACTTGGCATACCGTCGTCATCTGCCATAGAGGCTTCAAGGTTGTCTAAGATAGCCATTTTAACTACAGGGTGAGCAGTAGTTATCGACACGTAGTTGCTCTTTTGCAATCCACATAACTTTGCTACAGCGATAGCAAGACTTCATAGAGTATTTCTTCTCTCTACGGTCTTTTCGAATTTTTAGTCCAAGTAAGTGCATATATTAATTCTATCATATAGGACTATATTTGTCTAGTTACGTTTGAATTCCCCGTTTTAAACTTTTGCCATAACTGGGTTAAGTGCAGATTTTTCTCCTGCAATTGCTGCTTCAATTTCATGACAAACAAAAGCATACTCCTCTATAAACATTTCCATTGATCTATCGTCACGAACAGAAGGGCTCTTTCCCTGTTCAATAAGCGACCTTTTTAATGTTTTTTCAACATCGTAGTTTAAGACTGTATTCTCAAAGTGCTTCATGACATATCCGTCTCTATCAATAAGATACTTTTCGAAGTTGCCGCCCATGTCACTTCCACCATAAAAGCCCATGTTTAGCCATGGCGATAGAAAGTCTCCTTTTGTATCTGAGTCTTTTAGATGGTCTTTCATTTCACGCAAAGCCTTCATTTGTAACGAAATTTCTTGATAAATCTCATGAGGTGGTTTAGTTTCTTGAACTAGTCCAGTTGTTTGTGATGGCACTTGTGGATACATTTTGTAAAAATCTTTGTGTGGAAATGAAGAAACCATTTCAGAATACTTAAATGTTGTTCCGTAAACATCTTCTCCGTAAGCCTTTGAATCTACACCGCAAGTAATTCCATCTGCCCATTTTCCAGAAGTAATTCCTGGACCACAATAATCATTTGTAGGAATAGCAATGATTTCAAACCCTTGATCCTGATATTTCTCTTGAAGCCACTGAAGAATTTCCATTTGATTAGCGTTACCGCAACCTACTGTTGTATTAACAACTAATGCAGCCTTGCCTTTGTATTGTTCAAGATGATTTGGGGAGCCGTCTGCAGAATTTAGAGGAATTTCATAAATTGATTTCATACTTGTATTATACTATTATTTTAATAATTAATATCGTTAAGTGCGCTACTATTTGACTATCCCGCCAAACTTTGATATGATTAACCCATGACTGAAATGACTAGCGTAGGAAAAGATTATAGCCAAATGGATACAAACCTTACTTGGGCAGAAGAGGATGTTAACCTTTGGAAAGGCTGGACGTATAGCCCTGAAAAGAATCGCTATTACTTTGATGATGTAGGCAATGAATCTCTTGCAGCCTTTTGGGCAGACGATTTTTTGAACCAAGCGTATAGTGTACAATAGAACTCATGCTATTTCATAAACATTTATTGGTTAATGCCAAAGTAGAAAATCCTATTAATACCGAAGAGCAAGGCGTTGACTTTCTTACCCGCCTAGTTGAAAACATTGACATGAAGATTATTAAAGGACCTTTTGCGTCTTATGTTGACAAACCAGGCAATCGTGGACTTACTGCTATTGTAATGATAGAGACTAGCCATATAGCATTTCATATATGGGACGAAGAAGATCCATCATTAGTTCAGTTTGATTTATATACCTGCGGAGAATTAAATCTTGCCAAGGTTCTTCTTGCTTTTGGAGAAACCTTTAAAGTTGTAAGTCTTGATTATCAATTGTTCGATAGAGAGAATGGCTTTGTCTTAGAAGACAGAGGATCTTGGCCAGAAAAAATCTGAAAAAATTTTTATTTTCACTTTTACCAAAATCTGAATATTTTTTTCAGATGTACGATGCGCAATTTAAAAATTTAAAAATAAAAAATATAGTGAGCACATAAAGGGGGGAAGCCCTCTATGCTTGCTCTGTGTAGTGTGTCCTATCGTAGTCCGCAATAGTCCCACCATTGTCTAAGTGGGCCTTGCGTCTTAGTTGCTCAGCAGAATACTCAGCCAATTATTTTTTCCATTGTCTAATTGACCATACTAGTGCAATTGTTCCCACTAGTAACCATGTAGGCAACTCTATTGCTATGCCGTTTGGATATAGGTTGTTAACATATAGCGATATGTATTCCAAGTCTGCGTAAAACTCCATAACTATTTAACCTCCTCCTCTACATTGTATTGAGCAGTTAGAAATGCGTTAGCAAGTCCTAATGCTTCTAGCAGAGGTAAATCCTCACGCTTGTATTGTGCTTGTTGCACTTTGCGTAATTCATCTACTAGATGACCTCCGCCATGTTGAGCAACATCTGCTCTTAACTTGTTAAAGTCTATTGTATTCATTTAGTTTATCCTTTCTAGATAACTTTCTTTATACCTGCAATTCTAGCAGGGGGGTCTGACATTTTGGGGTCTTATTTGCTTAGGCTCACTGTGATACTAGTCACATTTATTTGCTAAGGCTCATACCCTAAACTTTCTATATTTAATTTGATACTGGTATCCTATCATAGATAATCCTAAAAGTCAAGGGGCAACACGGCGTGTCGCATGTGAGTTACACCACAAGACAATTGGTGCATATCGGACAGGGTGGCCGGCACGGTCGGGTGTGTCTGGGGGGTTATCCACATGGCGCACATCACACTAATAATTGAGCGTAAGTTATCCACATGATATACATCACAATCCCATATGTCCGTTTTGTGCTGGTTACTGGTCAGTAAATGTCAGTGGTCGCTGTTATACTTCTAGTATAAAGAAAGTTGAGAAAGTTTCTCAAACTTAGAAAGGACAAAATGAAAAGTTTTGTTAAAGATATAGAAATCGCTTACTATTGCGATCAAAATGAAAATCAAGAAATAGTTAATTATCTTGATACACTAATTACTGGTTGTGTAAAACACATACCAAATAAATTGGCTATCTCTATCCATGAGGATATGAAATATACTTTCTGCGAAAATTGTGAGCAGAATATTTATTCTCACTATATTGAGGATAGCGAATTGCTATCTTATTGGTCTTCATGGAAGGTAGGTAAGTAAATGATAAAAAAACTTTGTGAGTTTTGTTATACAAATACCGCTTATACTTCTAAGCATGGTATCTCTGCTATGTGCGATGAGTGTATCTTGCTAAATTGGAAGGTGTCTAAATGAATACCATAACACTTAATTGTCGCTTATGCGATAACAAAATCTCTAGCGATTTATTTGATGAGCAAGATATAATTACTTGCTCTAATTGTTGGGAATAAAAAATGATTAACGAAATAAAAAATAAAATAATTCGTATTCAAGAATTGCGTCGTAGTAATGCTGCGACACCAATTCCAAATAAAAAGAAATATACTAGAAAGGTAAAACATAAAAATGGAAAATGAAAATATAACTAAGCAATTTGAAAACGCAGTTGACTTAACTAATTTAAGTGAATTAGATTTAGAAATTGTTAAACAAATTTTATTAGATAAATTTAACTAATAAAAAATTTTGCAGAAATAAAAAATCTGCAAAAAACCCGGCTCCCATGGCGTGTCGTACACAGCCTGTGGATAACTTACGAGATGTGGTTAAGATCACAGAAAAATTTGTCCATATTCTGAGATTTACGGCGTGGCGATTTGATTTTGTGAGATTTTTCTGCTAAACTTACGGAGTAAGAAAATAAAGAAAGGAAGTGGCTAACAATGGCTAACTTATACACAATAGAAGATTTACTAATTGGTAAAACTTATAACTCTAATTCTTTAACTGGGAAAATTATCTCAGCAGAGAAATCTAAAAATGCTCTTTGGTATGGTGAAAATACCGAAGCCTATTTCGTAGAAATAGATGAAGGTCGTCTTAAAAATACTTATCGCACAGTAGCGGTTAAGGTAGGTGAATAATGTCTGATTACCTTAACTATCTAGATGAGGTCTATACCGATCTAGTCGCTGAGTATGGTGAGGGCATAACCCTTGCCTACCATGAGGCAAATATCAAGGAGATGTGAGGTAACTCACACCCCAACACACCCCCCTAAAATGGAAAATGTCAGCGATAACTGATAGAATTACAATTCAAACAAATAAACGAAAGGTGGTCAGAAATGACTTATACTGTAAAACTAGAAACCTATAATGGTGCTACTAAAAAAATAAACCTACCCTCTCAGGGTGCGGTTGCTCAATTCATAAACACTTACCCAAACCAATTACCCGTTGGCGTATCCGTAAAACTTTCCTGTGATGTCTTAGGTGTTAGTGGCACACTAAGAGGAAAGGCGTTGGTGAAATAATGATAAACTCCGTAATGTCTTTTGCTTGTGATGAGTGTTCAGGTTCAGGGTTAATCTTTTGGGGAGATAACCTTAACTATGATGTAGAAAAATGCGACTGTAATGATTTCGCACTAGGCACTTTATTTACTACTAAGGAAAATGACTAATGAAAACAATTACACACTCACTAAAATTCGTAACTGAATTAGATGAAACTAATGAAACCGCACAACGCGTACTTTCTTTACCGCAAGAAATACAAACTGCTATGCTAGAACAAATGCTAAAAGATTTAGTTGCGCCTGCACTAAAACCACTTATTGATGAATTAAACGCAGGCAATTCTTACGCAACGCTAAAGGTGGCTAACTAATGACTAGAAAAGACTATATACAAACCGCAAATATTCTTAAAAGTTTTGTAGATGAAATGCCACAAACAACTTATGAGGATTTAGTAGATACTTTTGCAGATTGGTTTAAATCAGATAATGATAATTTTGATTTCGCAAGATTTGAAAAGGCTTGCGGTATTGATGAAATTGGATTAGTGCCAGCATAATAAAAAATTCCTGAGCAAGAATAAAAACTGCTCGAACATTTGTTCGGAGGTGGCCGGCGCAGGTGGCGTGTCGTACACAAGTTATCCACAGTGTTTATGATGTGATTAAAAACACACCCGAAATTCCCTAGATTAAGGCGTCTAATTGGATTTTGTCGGTCGTATCTGATAGGATAAAGATATAAAGAAAGAAGGAAAAATGGGTAAAGTAAAATCAACAATAATGGATATATTAGAGCACGAATACTGCTACGGCTATGGTTGGATATATCAAGGAAATAATGTAGACTTTGATAGTGAGGCTTGCGAATGTAATCCTTATGCTATCTCCGCTGATGAACTAATGGATTGGAAACTAAACTAATGGAATATACTTATTCACTTACTACTTCCTATGATGGAGAGTTAATAAATACCCTGCGAGTTAACGATATGCTAGAAGCCGTTAATGCTTGGGATAAATGCGTGGACTATGGCTTTGCTAAAGAATACGCAACCTACAATTTGTCTGACCCAACAGGTAAGATGTATACTAAAACCTTCTACACTAATGGAGAGGTCGTAATTAAATAATGGGAAGCATAACAGCCATTGGTCTAGCGGATACAACGCTAGACTTAGAAACACAATTAAAGTATCACTTACAAGGTAATCACTATCCACCAATACCAACAATAATGGTGCAGCCTTGCATTGAAGCAATTGACGCTTACTATGATGAAGACTATTCTCGTAGAATAGAATTACCAGTTGTTGATGGCTTTCAGATTAGTTGGAAAGGCAACACTTGGACTACTGCCAGCGCATTGGTATCACACGCACACTTAGAGTGGTTCATTGAGCCTAGTGATGAGGATATAGATGAGTAAAGACTTACAAGATAAATTAGATGCAGTTGCAAAAATTCTAGAACCTATCCTATGGGAAACATTAGCAGAAATTGAGGATCAATAATGAAAACGTTAGAAAAAGATGATATTATTCCTATTATGGACTATATTAAAGTTGATGTATTAACTGCAGGACAGTTAATGGTTAATGATTTTATACAATACGGAGATGATGTAGTTTGTATCTCTGAAATTATATCTTTACCAGATGGATATAATTTAGAAATTGTAAATGATTTTGGCGAAAGAGAAACAATTGAAGTTGGCGAATACGACCAATTTGATTTAATGATGTTGCAGTAAGGCGGGGCCGGCCGATGTCCGCTTTGTCCGATTTTCTTAATTACGTATACTTGTATTTTTCCCCTAAAAATGTTATACTAAATTATGACCCAATTAAAACGATCATTCGACAGAAAGGTTGCTAACCTTGTCACAAAAAATGGAAAGCAAGCCGCAATTGCGAACACGTTCGGGCTCCCTGCTGGAAAGGCTTACTCATGCCCTGGTGCCACTAGTGTTTGTGAAAATGTTTGCTACGCAGGAAAACTTGAAAAGTTATTCAAAGGAGTAAAGACTAACCTCCTACACAATTGGGAATTATTAAAAGACGCTGATGAATCTAGCATGATTGATCTATTGCAGAATATGATTAATGATTTTAAAAAAGATTGTGAAAAGAAAAATGCTCCCTTACTATTCCGTATCCATTGGGACGGTGACTTCTTTAATGACACGTACACCATTGCATGGAAAACGATCATCCTTAATAATACAGATATAAAGTTTTGGGTATACACTAGAGTACACGCTGCAGCCGTAATGCTAAAGGGTATACCTAATCTATCTTTATACTATTCCACAGATAGTGAGAATAAAGAGATAGGTGTTAGTCTTAAGAAAGATCATGGCGTTAGACTTGCATACCTTGCCAAAAATTTTGCAATAGGTCAGGCAGATATGAAAGAGTTATTCAACCGCCCTGGTGCTAAGTGTCCTGAAAACCTAAAGTCAATACCGCTTATCTCAAATAGTGGAAGCGCTTGCGTTTCATGCGGATTATGTGTATACTCTAAGAGCGATATAGTTTTCTCATCATCTAAAAAATAAATAAGGAGTAATTCGTGGATATATTGCTAATACTATTTTTCATATCAGTTTATTTTTTGTTTGCTGGTATGGGGCACTAATTGTCCGTTTTGTCCGTTTCGGTATGGTGGTGTGAGATACATCATAGATACCACATCTCAAAATATGAGATTATTAGAAATATAATTTGTATTTTTAACCAAAAAATGTTATACTTAAACAGTAAGTCCAACTAACAGAAAGGGACACCATGTCCGTAGCAAACGCAACATACAAAGTAGGGGATACCTACACCTCACAAAAATCTAAGATTACAGGTGTAATCAAGGAAATCGTGCCAACTAACAAAAACTCAGTAAGAGTTAAGTTAGATGTTAATGGCTCTACTCGCTGGACAACTTGGACAGCAAAGTAATCTTAGCCTAGTGGCTAAAGTCCTGAGCATGACCAAAAACTGCTCAACTTAACAGCCCCATCAAACCCAAATAGAAAAGGAAACCCATCACAATGGCAAGAGGCAAAGCAATAAATGTAAAAATCGCTACACCAAAAGTTATTACAGCCCTAACAAATAAGTTAGCAGAACTAGAGGCTAACTACAAGAAGCAAGACGAAAACGAAGCAAAGTATCAAGAACTACATGATGCTTGGAAAAAAGAGTTATTTACTTTCGCTATCGCTAACATCTCTAAGGCTGAAAATGTGCGAACTAACTATCGCCAATGGACAAACAACCTTAATGTAGATTTTGACCTATCAGTTAAGGAAGGCGAGTTCCCTGCTGAGCCAACGAGAGAGTTTGAGCAAATCCATCAGCACACTTATCGTGAAATGAAAGAGGAAATCTCTAACGCTATCCGTATTCTTTTAATGACGGACGAGGAAACAGTTAGCACTAGCACCTACAACGCTATTGCTCGTTATCTCTAATAGTATTGGGGGGTATTTGACTTGCCCCCCAAAAAATGTTATACTTGATATAACAACAACCCACAACAGAAAAGGAAAATCATGACACTAGGCGGATACACATACCAACTAGGTGATTTATTCACCACAAGCAAAACAGGTATTACAGGTAGAATTGTAAAGTTCTCACCTATTAACTCTAAAACCACTAGAGTATCCTTACAGTTAGCAAATGGTGCTCGTCGCCTTGCTATGGTAAGCACAACTAAATAATTTATCTCTGATAAGCACTTGGCTTAATTGCTAGGTTATTCCTGAGATAAGACTCCTGAGCATGAGTTCTAAACTGCTCCACCTAAATTCCCCGCAAAAGCGGGGCCGGCATTTAGTGATCTAAATCACATCTCACTATATGATATTAATTAAGAACCATATTTGCATTTCCCCAATCTTAGTGGTATTATTATATTAACAGAAAAGGAACCCCTATGAGCGACGTAATGACACAAGAACAACTATCAGTGCCCTATAACCCTAACCTATTGGTTACATATAAATATATTCCAGAGACATACGCAGCACCAGAGTCTCCTACATTCATGACTGATAAAGTTACTCAGATTGAATGGGATCTTCATCAGGGACGCACATATGCTGCAGTCGCTGCAGAAGCAAGATCTAATCATTCTTGGCTAGAAGATCAAATTGTAGAGTGGTATGACCCTAACTACTCTAAAGAAGAAGTCTTAATAGCGCTAGCAAAACACTTTGGCCTCAATCCAGTAAAACAGGTTGAAGTTCAAGGCACTGTTTCATTCAGCGGAACAATTAATATTCCATTAAATGAGATTGAAGACTTTGACTTAAGCAATGTAACAATTGATGTTGATTTAAGTTCATATGACTATGATGCAGACCTTAATGTAGATGATGTTTCATTAGAGGACCACTACTAAATTTGATAGGGGGGCTATCAAGATCCTGGCCATGATCATAAACTGGCCTATTAAAATGCCGGCTCTGACCGAAATGTCCGATTTATACTATTTAAGAAGATTAAACCATTTTCCCCAATCCTATTTGACATTGGCAGCCATGACTGATAAACTTAGTTAAAACAATCGAAAGGATAAAAATGGCTCATGAGTTAGAAACTCAAAACGGTGTGGCAAGTTTTGCATCATTCCGTGAACCCGCATGGCACAATCTAGGAACTGTCTTCACTGAAGAAAAAAATACTAACGAAATGTTAGTTGCTGCTAATCTTAATAATTGGAATGTTAGACTAGAAGATTTAGAAATCCCATCTAGTTTAGTATCTGATAAATCTTATCAATATGTTGTTCGCACTAACCCTACTGATAAAACTCAAACTGATGTTTTGGGAATTGTTGGTGAGCGTTATGTTCCACTACAAAATGAAGATTTATTTTCATTCGGTGATAACATTCTAGATGGTGGTGGTCGCTGGGAAACTGCTGGCTCCATTAAAGGTGGTCGTGTAGTATTTGGCTCATTAGCATTAGAGCGTGAAACTGTATTAGACCCTAATGGCGTGGCAGATGTTGTTAAAACTTATCTTCTGATTAACACATCACATGATGGCTCAATCGCTATTCAAGCAAGCATAACTCCTGTTCGTGTTGTGTGCGCTAATACTCTTAATGTTGCACTTAACCGCACTAAGAAAAAAGATGGCGTAAAGCAATCTTTCAAAATCCGTCATACACAAACTGCTGAGGGCAAAATAACTGTTGCTCGTCAAGCATTGGGAATGGCTAACGCTTACATGACTGAGTTTGATAAGATGGCTCATGCCATGATAGCAAAAGAAATCTCTGCTAAGGATTTCAACGATATTATTCTTGCTGCTTACCCTAAGCCTGAATTAGATACTAAGGGTGCTGTAAAGAAATGGGAAAACAAAGTAGATATGATTAACGACATCTACACTGGCGAATATAACGGAATGATTAGTGGCAATGCTTGGGGTGCGTTCAATGCACTAACTGAGCGTTTAGACTGGTATCGTTCTGCTCGTGGTGGTAATAGCGAAAGCATGTTTGCTGCTGCTTCTGGATTTGACCCTGCAATTAACGCAGAGAAAAATCGTTTGCTAAGTATTGTTCAAAATACTTTACAAATAGTTTAGCAATAAAATCCTGAGCAAGATTTAAAACTGCTCCGCTGGTCCCATAGATCAATTGGTTAGATCGTTACCCTGTCACGGTAAAGGCTACGGGTTCAAGTCCCGTTGGGATCGCAAGTGGCCGGCTTTTGTTTATTTAAATAATAACACATAAAAACATTATTAAGGGGATTTGATTTTTTTCCCAGTTTGGTGTAAAATATTAACATGACCCTAAATGTACAAATATATGAAGTAGATTACTCATGCTCCCCTGGGGGAGTTAACTGTTGGGAAGTATCTGTTGATGATTGGTGTGTCTCTGATTTTAAAACCGCAGGGGACGCATTACAATACGTACTTGACAAGTATCCCTATAAAGAGTTAGACTTAAATGTTAGATCCCTCAACTGGTACTTTAAGGAGTTTGCAGATGAATACGCAGTATAAACCATACACCATAGATGAACTTTGTCAAACGATATATGAAACTAACTTAGAACACTTTGATTATATGGCTAACATGGCTAATGGAGATTGTGATTGTCGCCTTTGTATTACCCTTCAAGTTATACAAGAATATTGGATTTAATTTATGTTAGGATATACACAACGAGATTTAGCAGACATGACCTATGGCGTTTCTCAGGCAGACCTGTTGATTAATGCTGATGAGAATCCTGCTATTCATAACTATCTAGTTAAGGCTAGAGATTTCTTGGATGGCCTATGGGCAGAAGGGTACTTTGACTAATGATTGCTGCTCTATTAACTACCTGCTTTGATTGTGGCTCTGAGGCTACCTTGGAACAATTGGATTTAGATAACAACTGTGAAGACTGTGCTAATCAAAAGGAGTTAGATAAGCAATGATGACCAACGGTGAGATCTTAGATAAGATTATCGAACTTATAAACACAGACGGAGAAATCATGTCTGATGAAGAGGTTGTTAATAGTATTAGGGGACTTCTTGAAGAGAACCCTCAAGCCTATTGGGGAGCAAGCCAAAGCAGTGTGATGTAGATCACCTTACGATACCTTGTAATTTTTCCCAGTTCGTAGTAAAATTGTATTAAGAACCTAGAGAAAGAGACCCACAATGAGTGAGTACGCAAATACATGGGAAGTAGAAATTATATTTGAGCCAACAGGCGATTATATGAACTTTACTTATGAAACCGATGAAGATGATGAAGACCTAGTTACCAAAGAGGTAATGCATGGTTTGTCAGTTGTATTAGATAGGGTTTCCGAATGAGGGACCTAGTAGAACTTACAGAGGAAGAATGGTTTTTTACCTATAAACCTATTCCAAATTTGTTGAGCCCAAACCCTTCCTTTGAGGATGAGAATGGAATTGGCTATATGTTTGAAACCTATGGCGAAGAGTTAGAGTTCATAGAGCAGCAGCCAAGCAACACTGTATGGACGTATGGTGACGGTGACAGTGGTAACTCTTATATATGGAGCGGCCAAAAGATTATTAATAGGATTGGTTACTTTGTAACTACCGTGCCCTTTGATGAAAGTAAGGACTATCAAATGCTTTTGACTTCAGTAGAAGAGGATGAACAATAATGCATACATTGCAATATATCGCAGTTGAGGCAGATAGTAAACAAGAAGCCTTTGACAAGGTTGTAGTAAGTTTAGACCGTAATGAAGAAGGATATAGAATGCCAGACTGGTCAGATTGGCACGTCGTAGGTGGGGGAAGGTGGAGTACAAATGCGCAAAAATCTCCAGATTTTATGGGGGGTTATAATAATGACCCTACTGATGTTCTGGGCTATGCTGAAGATGAGAGTAAGTTTAAAGAAACACTTACACAAATAAGGTTAAACAAAGCACAGGCCATGAACCGTAACATAGTTGAAATCAAGACTGATAAGTTTATCAGTGACATGGTCGACTATGCTTCAGAAGGTGGTAGACCAAGTAATGAATGGCGTGGAGACGACGTAATGAATACTTATTCTATCAAACAAGCAGCACAGATGTTAATGGGTTCCTGGACACCAGACAGTGGGGCTTACGATATGGTTGAATATATCGCTGAAGTTTCCTACCTTCAAGAACGACTTGACAAACCTGAGCAGGCTGTGAGACAATATCTAGTTCCAGTAGACTTCCATTTCTAAGGAGATATAATGACCCAAATAAAGACAGGCAGTTTTATTCTAGCAGGGCAGTTTTCAGTTGATAGCGGTCAGGCCATGATTGGCGACCCATGCTATCTTGATGAGTGGGATACCAACAAAAATGATGAGTTTAATATTGACGGCAAGGAAGGCCAATATTCTTATCATGGTGCCTGCGCTACTACACTTAAGAATTCATATGGTGAATTAAACGCTGGCTCAGCCGTAGTATTTAATACTGGGTATGGCGATGGTTTATACCCCGTATATATAGAACTTAATAGTGACGGCAGGGTATCTAAAGTTTTAATCGATTTCGAAAACGATGTAGACCTAGATGAGGAGAATGACTAATGGGAGCACGCTGCACATTTGTTTTTAAACAGTCAGAGGATCTAGCAGTAGCGCTGTACAGCCATTGGGGCGAAGACAGTATGTATGAAGATCTTGCTCGTGCCCTGCAGCATGCTGCTCCACGTAAAGGGGACAATGAGTACTACGTCCGCATGGCTATTAGTTACTTGATGCAAGACTCTATTTTGGAGGAAACAGGGTTTGGTATCTATGCATGTAACCCTAACCGTATGGAATGGATGGACCATCCAATATTGATTGACCTAACTAATAACACTATCAGTCATGACAATGTCAATCACAAAGACATTGATAGTTTTATAACTTATAATTTGCCCAGCGGGGTACACTCCGTGGGGGCTTCATCAAGCATCTAGGCTGGGGGTCATCCTAGTGCTTACAGGCAGGGGGCAGTTGTGGGACTTGCCTCCTGCTTACTTTTTTAGTATAATGTTAATGAGGAGTGCCTATGTATAGAGTTAGTAGAAAGCAAATAGTAACCAAAGAGGAGAAGGCTGCTATTGCCATGGGTAAGATTTTATCTGACTTTTATCTTGATTTAGAAAAGGTTGGATACTATTTAGCAAAGTCAGTTCCTTATTTAATTTATAAGAGGTCTTTGTCTGTTTTAGAAAGTGCTCAGTTTCAAGAGGATACTGTTGAGCATGAAAAATTAAAATACGACCAGCGTAGACTTCCATGATAAAGTTTGGTATACTTATAGTATGAGCGTTTCTCCATTGAATAAAGTAAAGATCCTTTCTGAGTTGTGGATGAACTACAGAGATGAAGAAGCATTTGAAGAGTTTGTTGACTACAACGACATTGGCTTACCTTTAGCACACGCTATTCATACTGATATAGTTTTACCTACACCAAGGGCAGACTTATACATTGAAGAAACCTTTGACATGTTATTAGCATCACTTGGTTTTGTAGATCAAAACGGAAATGTCATAACTGAAGAATCTTGGGAAGATTTAGAAGAGATGCTCTCCAACTCTCAAAATTATTTTCCTGAAGCCTAGGCGTGCCTGCCCGGCATCCACTTCCAAACCATCAAACCATCAAACCTTAAATAGACATTAAGAACCAACTTCAAAAAATCCCGGAACTTTTTGCCAAACCTTTATATCTGATATAATAATTTTATGACAAACCTTCAACCCATAAATAAAACCAAGTGTTATTACTGTGATAGTGATTCTATATTCTCCTCTACCAGTGAAGAAGGGTTTGTTATAGATACTTGTAGGACTCACTTTAGGTATATGTATGCTGGTTGATCCCGTCCCGTTTTTTTTAATAAAATAAACAGTGATATAATTTGATTATGAGCCCAAGACATTTTTCCAAAATCTGGGGCGGGAACAGCCGTCGCCAATCAGAAAGAGAAACACAGGTTGAACAACAGTTAGAGCAGGCAATGGCCTTTGCTTTTTCCCCAGTGTTTCATCCAGTCAAGACATTCAAGACCGTCCGCAGTTTTTTTAACGGCGGGGATAAAGATAAACAAAGCAATAAACCCTCTATATAAAACCTTAATATTTTAAAACTTTTTTGTTATTTTTATTACGATATTTGAATTTTTTCCCCAGAAATCCTATGGTTTTATAACATTTTCTTTACTTTTTTATGGGTGTTTTTAAGGTAAAAAGGTTTGACAAACCATGGTTTTCAGAGTATAATGCATGGCTAATATGCCCCAATATGAAGGTAGGAAGGTTTGGAGGTAGGAAGGTTTTTCGGCCAGACATTACGATCCCCTTTAAAAAAGCGCTCCATTCCCCACCACATTCCTCCACTTTACTCTACAGTCAGATCTATAGGTTATCAGTAAGATTTATTCTTTAATAATTTCTTTAAAAATCTACCTCTAAACAGTTCCCATTTGTCAAGATCTTCAGGAAAATCAAAGTCTTCAGTCCAATCATCTATCTCTACGGAGTTAAATCTTTGTTTATCTTGGGTTAATTGATCATGCAAACGCCAACCACCAGTACTATAATTCTCTTTAGATTCTATGATTTTTAATATTGTAGACTCTAACACAGGAATAGAAGAACCTTCAAACCCTATACCCCATATCTCCCTCCATAACTTTTTTGTAATTTGAGAAAGGTTACTTCTTAGGTAAAAAGATAAATCATGGGTATCAG